GTAGAAAATGAATTGCTTGATCCAATGGTGATGCGCGAGCTTGATATTATGCAGCGCCAAGGAAAATTGCCGCCAGATATGCCGGAAGAATTGAAAAAGTTGCTTGATGTTGATGCGCCTTTCTGCTCCATCCAGTATGAGGGTGAGCAGCACAAAGCGCAAGAATTGATAAAAGCAAACGGTATTGCCAGCACTTTGGAGGCTGCAACAGCTCTTAGTCAAGTAGATGGCCATATTGGTTTGGCCGTTAAGCCATATGAATGCTTGCAAACATTTAGTAATGCCAATGGAATGCCTGCGGATCACCTTTTGGATAAAGATGAGTATGAGCAGGCTAAGCAAGATGCTAAAGCAGCCGAGGCACAAGCTCAACAAATGCAACTCGGAACTGCTGATGTGGCCGCACAAATGGCTGCCGGATATAGTAATAAACTGGCAAGCATGAGGATGGGATAAATGGAAGAAAAACAGAGAAAACAATTAAAATTAGCACTTCAACAACTCAAAGATGCTTATGACATTTTGGGAAAGAATGAAGTTGTTATGCAAGATTTGCGCAATTTCTGCGCCATCGATGGCAAACAAATGATGGGCGGAAATAATAACCTTGATCCCAATAAGGGGTTGATAATGACCGGCCGCGCAATGGTATTTGAACGAATTGATTATTTCGTTAATACGCCGATCGAACAAATCTTATTAAAATATGGAGCTTAAACATGGAAAATCAAGAAACAACTGCACCGGAAAATGCCGGCGCAGACAATACAACTGAAACATCAATAGAAAACAAAAACACAGACACAGGCGCTGCAACTGATGCTGGTGCCGCAGATCCTGCAAATACGGAAGAAAACCAAGAAACAAAAGGTTTGGTTTTTCCATCTGCAGATAATGCTGATGATGTTTTGAACTTCCGCAAAGCCTGCGGTTATCCTGATGATGCTGCCGGTTACGGTTTGCCAATGGAAACAGATGAGCAAAAGGAAGTGCTTAGTTTTATTCATCGTTGCCAGCTTGATCCGATTGCCGCCAAGGTAATTGTTACCGAATTGGAGGCGCAAATTGCTGAGCAGGCAAAACTTGCAAAAACTAATTACGATACAGAATACAATAAAGTTGTTGAGGCTTGGGGCGAAAGCCGCAAAGCCAATGAAAATTTAGTTGCTAAGGGTTTGAGCCTTACAAAAATCACCCCTGAGCAGCTTATTGGAATCTCCGAGAATATCGGAGTGGAGGCAGCTCTTGGCTTGCTTATGCATGCAGGCCGTTCAGTAACTGATCATTCGGGAGTTGCTGGCGGCTCTGGCGGCACAGGCAGCGAGAGCCTTGGTGATTTTATCGCAGCAAAAAGAGCGCGATAAAATTTGTGTTAACTGGAGGCGGTTGCCTCCTTTTTTTATAAGGTAAAATAAGATGAATAACGATACAATACAACAGGTTGCGCTCAGTTATTCAGAGACACAGCAACATCTTGTCAATACCTTTATAAAGGGATTGGAATTTATGAAAACTGTGCCTTGGATTACTGCTACGCATGGTATTTTTAACCAGTATGAAGAAGTTACCGGTGTGTCTGGTGCTGGTTTCCGTGAATGGGATGCGCCCAATGTTCAAATGGACATTGAAACCGTTATGAAGCAAGAAAAACTTGGTGTAATTGGCGGTGAAATGAGTATATCTTCTGAACGCGCCTTGATGATTGCCAACAATGGCGATGATGCTGGCAAAGCTGCTGAGGCTTATTTCACAAAACGCACACCAATTATTCTTAATGATGCTGGTAAAGAAACTGAAAAACACTTTATCTATGAGCATCTTTACAAAAAAATGTTCCAATACAATAAATTGGTTGGTAAAGATGCTGGTAAACGCACCATTATAGATGCTGGTGGAACCGACTCAACAAACTGGTCTATCTTTGCTATTCGCCAAGATAAAGAAATGAACTGCGGATTACTTAGCCCTATTGGTAAAAACAAAGATGAATTGTTGACAATGGAGTGGCTAAATGGCGGTGAACCTCACAAAATTGTTGGCGGCGCAAACGCTGGTAAAATCGGCTTTGAAGCTGTTTGGAAAGCATATTTTGGTTATCAAGTTGCTTGTCCTAGCTATTTGGGTGGTATTTTTAATATTGATCCTAATAATGGCAAAATGGTTACTGCTGCAATGATTGATGACTTATTGGATAGCGTTGAAGCTGATGCATCCGATACTGTATTGGTAATGCAACGCGGCATGAAAACCAAACTTGGCCGCATCAAATATGATTTGTTGCAGCTTGGCAATAGCGATAAAACCATTTCAACTGATCTTAAAGATTGGAATGGTATTAACATTGTAGCTACAAACACAATGTTGCGCGGAACAGAAGAACACTACGATATGCCGTTCTAGTGAGTTAGGCCGTTCTTAATTGAGCGGCCTTTTTTTCAACCCTTTTATTTAAGGATTTTTGAATATGAAATATGGAATTTATAAGGAAAACTTTATTGATGAGGCTGATGCTGCTGCTTCGGTGGCTGCAAGTCGCGCAGTAAAAGTTGGCGGAACTGTGGGAAATGTTTATGCAGTTGCCGTTGCTGGCGAGGGTGGCTTGACAGTGTCTGCTGGCACTACTGTTACCTTAAGCGCCACTGAAAGTAACGAGTTTGAGGGCGAATACGCAAGTAATGGTGTTACTTCTGCTCGCACCTTTGCTGAGGAAACAACTTTTGTAGAGGGTGATGTTGTGGCCGAATTGCCATTTACATCTTATGCTGCTCTTTATGCAAAAGTTGCGCTTGAACTATCTGCCGCCGGTGATGGCAAGATTAAAGTAATCTCTCAACCTAGGGGGTAGTTATGAAGTATAGAGCTAAAGTCGATACAGTGTTTAAATTCAAACTGGTTAGAGCTGGCCAAATTATAACTGCTGGCAGTGAGTTGAGTAAATCACCTAATTTTGAGTGCATTGAGGGCGCAGAAAAAGTTGCAACAACTTCTAATGCTGCGCCTGCAAGATCTGCGGCTAATGAATATGCTGAACTTTGCAAAAGAGCTAAAGAATTGAATATTCCAAACTGGAATAGAACAGACAAGGTAACTTTGGCCACTTTGGTTGCAGAGGCAGAGGCTAAAGCTGCAGCGCCTCAAATTGATGAAACAGGTGCAAAAACTGGTGATCAGAATGATGGCCAAGGCGCTGAACAACCTGCTAATGATTCGGTGCAAGATCCGGATGATAGCAGTAATCAACCGCCTGCAGCCTAACCAAAAGACAAAAAGAGGAGGACAAATTAAGCCCTCCTCTTTTTTATTATCAATTTTTTCTTTGTTTGGAGTTTTGAAATGGTAGCTACATTTACCACTGATTTGGATATTGTTAAGCAAGCCTTGCAATATTTGGGCGCAAAAAGCAACATATCAACCACAGATAAAACAAATTCGGCCAGTGAAATGCAGGTGGCTTTTAGGCTTGCGCGTGATGTGCTTATCCGTTCTTATAATTGGAATTGCTGCATAAAAGAGGATAACCTTGCTCTAAACCAAGAAGTTGCTGGCGCAGAATATCCTTATATTTATTCGCTGCCATCTGATTATCTTAAGTTAATCAAAGTTAATGGCTTGTTTACCGGATATTCTGGGATTGAGTCGGTTGAGCAATATAGCCCAAGATATAAAGTTAGAGGTAATAAGTTATATGCAAAACAAAAACCTCCATATTTAGTTGAGTATAGTTATCGCAATGAGGATGTTTCCTCGTATGATGCAGATTTTTGCAAAGTTTTGGCTTTGGATTTGGCGATTGCTACTTGTGAAAGAATAACCCAAAGCACTAGCAAATTAGATAATTTACAAAAAATGCGCCGCGCTGCTCTTGATGATGCACTGCGCGCAAATGCGCTTGAGATACCTGCAAGGCCAAAACCAACAGGCAACTGGTTAAGATCTCGCCGTCAAACTGAATGGGGACAAGAATAATGGTGCAGAAAAGAGTTTTGAGAGCTTTTAATACTGGTGAGATTAGCCCAGATTTGTATGGCCGTGATGATATTGCAAAGGTTAATGCCGGTTGTATAGTGTCTGATAATATGATTTTGACTATTCAAGGCGCAGCATATTACCGCGGCGGCATGAAGTTTGCGCATGAAACCAAAAACAACACAAAAGCGGCCTTAATTGATTTTAGTTACAATGAAACAGATTGTTATACAATGGAG